GATCACGCGGGAGCGTTCGAGCTCGTGCGCGTCTCGGCGAGCGACAAGAGTTTGCGACAGCCCGAGGTGTACGACCGCATGCGCGACGCGTTGACGGCGTCGTTCGCCTCGTGGGTAGAGCAGGGCGGCGCGGTGCCCGAGGACGCGAAGCTATCCAAAGAGATGCATCAAATGGAGTGGAAACAGCGCGCCGACGGCAAGTTGAAGGTCACCGACAAGATCGCGTTGCGCAAGCTCCTCGGCCGCTCGCCCGATCGATACGACGCGTGCGCGCTGGCGTGTTGGGAACCGCTGTCGCTCCGCGAGTCGGGTGCCGTGTCGGCGCAAGAACAGCTCGCACGCTCACTCGCTGCACGCACCGGCCGCGCGATGGACCCGTATGCCGGCGCCGCGCATTGGGAGAAAAAGTAGTGCAGGCGCGCAACGGCCGCCGCGGCGCCGTGTTCTCGATCCGCGTCACCGACGAGGAGCGCGCCGAGCTCGAGACCGCGCAGCGCGCCGACAACGGACCGCGAAAGCTCGGCCCGTGGATCTTTACCAGCTCGAGCCGGTACTACCCGAGCTCGGGTAATACCCACGCGCGTGACACGTGCGCGCCGCCGATCGCAGAGCGCCGGATCCTCGATCTCTGCGCGGGCTCGGGCTCGTGGTCGCAACCGTATGTCGACGCCGGTTACCCGGTGCTGCGCGTGTCGCTCCCCGAGCTCGACGTGCGGACCTTCGTGCCTCCCGGGCGGATCTGGGGCGTGCTCGCGGCGCCGCCGTGCGATCAGTTCTCGCTCGCGCGCAACGGACACGACAGCCCGCGCGACTTCGTGCGCGGCATGGAATGCGTCAACGCGTGCATGCGGATCGTGTTGCAGTGCCGGCCGCGTTGGTGGGCACTCGAGAACCCCGTCGGAATGCTCTCGGGCTTCCTCGGCACGCCGCGCGACACCTTCGAGCCGTGCGACTTCGGCGACCCGTGGACGAAGCGCACCGCGATCTGGGGCGTGTTCGCAATCCCGCGCCGCGGTCCCTTCGTCGCCCCGCTCGGTGGCGGCCCGCTCTGCACCGAGTGCGATCCCGAGCGTCGCCGCACGACCTGGTGCAGCAACAGCGCGCACCGCGCAGTCACGCCGCCCGGCTTCGCGCGCGCATTCTGCGAGGCGAACCCGTGACGGGCGGCCGGCGCGCTCTGCTCCGGCTTTTGCAACTGATGCCGGCCTACGAAGTGGCGTTGCGGTGCCGCGTGCACAAGTCGAACGTCTCGCGTTGGGCTTCCGGTGCGTGGATGCCGTCTACCCGCGCGCGAATGGCGCTCGAGGAGCATTGCGGGATTTCCGCGAAAAAGTGGGCCGAACGCGAGGGCGTCAACCGTCTACCGTCGAGGTGGTGCCGGTAGTTGCGATCTGAGTGTCTGCAAACCTGGCATCTCTTTTCGCGTATGGCGTTGCGCGACGTACTCAAGACCGCGGCTGCTGCGTTGCTCGGAGTGAGCACGTACCAAGGCCCGTCACAGCAAGCGTTGTCGCAAACGCTCGACGACGCGCAGATCGCGCAACTTCGCCGGTACTACGGCGGCCAGCTGCAACCGATGCCGCAGAGCATCACGCGTTGGTACATGACGGATCTCGAGCGCGCCGAGATCTCGGCCGACTATGGCGACCTCTCGCTGTCGGCCATGCTCATGCGTTCGGCTCGTCGCGACGGCCAGATCGCGGGCGTGCTCTCGACGCGCACCGACGGCCTCGTGCGTCTGCCGAAGCGCTTCCGCGGCGACGCCGAGGTGATCGCGGCACTCGAGCTCGGGCACGACTCGATCCGCTCGGTGTTCGACGAGGTGTTGCCGCCGACGGACCTCGCGAAGTTCGTCGCCGATGGCGTGTTCCTCGGCGTTGCAGTCGGCGAGCTCGTGCCCGTTGCGGGCCGCGACGTGCCGGTGTTCCAACGCCTCGATCCTTCGTTCCTCGTCTACATGTGGAACGAGAATCAATGGTACTTCCGCTCGGTCGCCGGGTTGATCCCGATCACGCCGGGTGATGGCCATTGGGTGCTGCACACGCCGGGCGGGCGTAACGCTCCCTGGCAGCACGGCCTCTGGCGCGCGATCGGCCGCTCGTACATTCGGAAAGAGCACGCCGCGCTTCGCAAGGATGATTGGGAGGCGAAGCTAGCGAACCCCGCGCGCGTCGCCATGGCGCCGCCCGGCGCAGCGGAAGCGCAGCGGCAAGGGTTCTTCGAGCAAGTCGCCTCGTGGGGCATCAACACCGTGTTCGAGATGACCCCCGGTTGGGAGGTCAAGCTCATCGAATCGAACGGCCGCGGGTACGAGTCGTTCTGCAAGACGATCGCAGATCAGAACGTCGAGATCACGATCGCTCTCGCTGGCCAGACGGTCACCACCGACGGCGGCGCGGGCTTCGCGAACGCAGACATTCACAAGTCGATCCGCGCGGACCTGATCAAGAGTGACGCTGATCAGCTCGCGTACACGGTGAACACTCAGGTTATCCCGGCGCTGATCGCGGTGCTGTTCGGGCCTGAGTACATCGAAAGCAAAGCGACCGTCGTCGAGTGGGACGTCACCCCGCCGAAGGATCGCAACAGCGAAGCGACCGCAATGGTGTCTGTCGCGAACGCGATCGTGCAGCTCACCGCGGCGTTGCAGCAATACGGGCAACGCCTCGACATCGCCGCCATGTCGTCGCGCTTCGGGATCCCGATCCTGAACGACTCCAACGGCGACGGCCGCGCCGACGACACGAGCACCGACGACAACGAGTCGACCGCGGTGCCGGACAACCTCGAGCCGATCACGCCCGCCGAGCCCGCCGAAAGAGAGGCCGCGTAATGCCGCTCCCGTCGCAACGCCGCCGCTTCGAGCACTTCGGTTACGTCGTCGCCGAGCCGCGCGTGTTCTCGTCGCTGTTCTTCATGCGCCCGCCCGAGCGCGTGAACACTCAGATCGGACAAGTGGAAGTCGTCGAGGTCAAAGGCCCGATGATCCACCACGCTGACGGTTGGTTCGAGTCGTACGATGAGATCCTCGCGCGCGTCGACGCCGCTTGCGAGGGCAGCGCGACAACGATCGTGCTCAAGGTCGACTCGTCGGGCGGCGAGCTCTCGGGTTGCTTCGATACCGCGCGCGCCATTCGTGCGCACTGCGCAGCGGCCGGCAAGCGCTTGATCTCGTACGTCGAGGGTTGCGCGACGTCGGGCGGGTACGCACTCGCGGCGGCCGGCGAGAAGATCTACGCCGAGGAGACCGGGCTAGTCGGCTCGCTCGGCGTGTTGAACGTCCGCTCGGACGAGTCGCAAGCCTACGCAGCAATGGGCGTGCGCGTCGCCGCGATCTCGAGCGGCCGGCGCAAGGCCGACGGCTTCGCACCGCTCGAACTTCGCGAGGACGAGCTCGAGGCGACGCAAGCGCGCGTCGATTCGTTCGCCGCTTCGTTTTTCGACCTCGTTACAGAGCTCCGCCCCGGCCTCTCGGTCGACAGCGTGCGCGCTCTGCAAGCGGGTCTGTTGCATGGCGCCGCGGCTGTGAGCGCGGGCCTCGTCGACGAGATCGGCTCGTTCGACAGCTGTCTCGCGAGTCTCGCGGGGACGGGAGTGACCACCATGGCAGACGACGACAAGGGCGAAGAGACTCAAAACGAGCTCGACGCCGCCCGCGCGCAGCTGGAAAAGGCGGCCGAGGGCGACGGCGACGACGCCGAGCGAGCGCGCAAAGCGCTGAAAGCGCTCGACGGCAAGGATCCCGAGGAGGCGAGCGCCGAGAGCGAGAACGCCGACGAGGACGACAAGGAAGGCAAGGAAGGCAAGGGCGAGAGCGCACGCGCGTCCGGCACTCCCGCGACCGTGTCCTCGCCCGCGACGAACGGCGCGGCCGGCGAGCTCGGCGCGCTCGTCGTGCAACTCAGCTCGCGCGTTCAACAGCTCGAGGGCGCGAGCGAGAAGAACCTCAAAGCACAGTTGCTCGCCGCTCGCCCCGACTTGCCGAAGTCGGTGGTGCAGCTCTGCGCGGGCAAGTCGTACGCGGCGGCGAAAGAGATCATCGACGCGATCCCCGTGCCGAAGTCGTCGATCAACAGCAAGCCGGCCGCGACCGCGGGATCCGTCGGCGGCACGCGCGGCGCTGGCCAGCAAAACAACAGCGGTTCCGTCGCGTCGAATCACAGCGGGCACGGCACCTCGCTAGACGAGCGCATGGGCCTTTCGCCGAAGGGCGCGAAGGTCGAGCGCACCGCGCACTCGCTCACGTTCGATATCGGCGACTCCGAAGCGCGCAAGCCTCGGCAGCTCGCCCCCAACGCCGGTAACGGCGGAAAGGCGGCCGTCTGATGACTGCACTTGCAAAGGATCGCGCGCGCACGATGGCGCGTTGGACGCACCAACTGTTCACGCTCGCCATGGGGCACAAGTCGTTCAAGGACGGTGCCGCGGCAATCGATCTCACCACGGGTAAGGTCGTGCCGGCGACGACGGGCGGGAACCTGTTCGTGATCGGCGAGTTCGACGAGCAGATCGACGCTACGGCGGCCGACAACCTCGTCAACGTCAATCTCGGCATGGAGATCGAGGTCGTCCTTTGGGAGAACGACAACACGATCGACGCGACCGATATCGGACACATCGCGTTTTTCACCGACGATTGCACCGTGTCGGCGCTCGAGGGCGGCCCCGTCGCGGGCCGGATCTGGGGCCTCGATCCTTACGGTGTGTGGATCGAGAAGTTGCAGACGACGCCGAGCGCGAGCGTCGGCGGCGAGGGCGGCTCGTTCGTAGAAGGCGCGTTGCCCGCATGGGCCGCGAACGACGCGGCCGTGCCGGCGCACACGCCGAATCAGAGCGCGTTCGACGTGCCCACCACGACCGCCGCGTCGACGGTGACGCTCGGTGCCGCGACGGAGGGTGACGTCCTCTACTTCTCGGCCGACGGCACGCACAACGGACACACGGTCCAGTACCGCGACGGCGTCAACGCGAACGCGTTGCTGACGACGCAACTAACCGCCCTCAAACGGCACCTCGTGATCGCGCTCTTCCTCAATGGGGTTTGGCGCGCGAACGCCTACGTCAGTCCGTAACGGACGCTCAATCAACAGTCAGATCTAGAGAGGCTAGCAATGGGCATCCTTACGCCGACGTACCTCGTCGACCTCGAGACGAGAATGCAGATCATCACCGAGAACGAGTACGCTCGTCTCAACGACTCGCGAAACCTCTGGTGGAGGTTGATCACGCGAACGCGCACCACTCAGGCGCGAAAAGACATCGTCACTTGGCTGCTGAACACGGCGCAGATCCGTGACCAGGGCAAGGGCGGAAACATCCGGTTCGACGACATGGTGTCGAACTACACCACGATCGAGCACGGGTTCTCGGGCGCCGGCTTGAAGATGCGCAAAGCCGACCTCGACGATCTCGACGGTGGCGGCGTCGACGCCGCTTCACAGTGGAGCTCGGATATCGCCGCGCAGATGGCTTACTGGCCTCAGCGCCAAGCGGCCGACTTCCTCAAGACCGCGCACACGTCGAAGTACAAGACTTACGACGGCCTGCCGTTCTTCGCGACGAACCACCCGGTCAATCCGTACCGTCCCACCGCGGCGACGTACGCGAACCTTTTCACGGGTGGCGCCTCGGGCGTGTACCCCGGTGCGCTTCCGATCGACGCCTCGGTGTCGCTCGAGACCGCGGCGAACAATCTGCAAGCGCTGTACGCGTACATCTCGGGGCTCGTTATGCCCGACCTCGTCACGCCGCGGTTTCTCAACCCGATCGGCATGCTCGTTGCGCCGAACCTCATGTACCGCGCGAGCGCGATCACCAAGGCGAAGTTCATCGCCACGAGCACGAGCAACGGCGGCGCCGCACCGAGCGACGTCGAGGGCTTGATCCAAGATCTCGGCTTCGCGCCGCCGATCAAGGCTCCCGAGCTCGCGAACTTCGAGGGCGGCACCACGTACTTCGTGATCTGCGAGCAGCTCGCCGCCTCTCAGCTCGGCGCGCTCATCTACACGCAACGCGAAGCGTACCGCGTGAACTACTACGGCGAGGTCACCGACGCGGTGTTGAACCGTGCCGACGAGCTCGAGTGGCATTGCAAGGGCCGCAACGGCATGTCGGCCGGGCACCCTTACTTGCTGTTCAAGGTGAAGGGAAGCTGATCGCTCGTGGTGCTCGCACCGCACGATCAGGACCAGCTCGAGAACTGGTTCACCTATCACCCGCCAACTGCCGACGACGTCGAGCGCATGCGCGAGATCCGCGAGGGAGCGAAAACGCTCGCCGAGTTGATCACCGAGCTGTGCCCGGCGTCGGCGGACCGAACCGCCGCGATTCGCAAGCTCCGCGAGTGCGTCATGACTGCCAACGCTTCGATCGTCTGTCGAGGTAAGTAAGGTGCCGGCACCCGCGTATCTGACTGTCGACGAGTTCACGGTGCGCTCGGTGGTTCCACCCGAGCTCGTCGCGGCACTCGAGACGGCGCAACCCGGTTGGATCCTCGCGCAGCTGCAACAGTGGTCGCGCTGGATCGACATGCGGTTGAGCAAACGGTACGCGGTGCCGTTCGACGCACCTTACCCCGAGGCCGTTCAAGCGTGGCTCACGCGCATCGTTACGCGCGAGTTCTATCGCCGTCGCGGTGTTGATCCGAGCGACGAACAGCAGAGCTCGATCCTCAAGTCAGGCGACGACGCCGAGGCCGAGGTCAAGGAAGCGGCCGACGCGCAAGTAGGACTGATCGATATCCCATCGGTGCCGAACGGCCCCTCGAAGGGTTCGATCATCACCCGCGGCGCGACGCGCTGTTACAGCGAGACGTCGCCGTACGTCGCGCTCGACATGCAACGCACCCGCGGGCGCAACGAGGACCGTAACCGTCGGGGTTCCGGCTCATGAGCAACACCGATGCATTCGCGGCGCTCGACGACATGATCGAGCGAGTCGAGAACGTGAAGGGACTCGCCAAGCGCGCAGCACCCGACGCGGCCGACGCCGTGCGTGCGTGTCTCGAGAGCACGATCAAAGCCGGGCAAGATCCGTACGGCAAGCCGTGGCCCGCGCGTAAGGAAGATGGGGGCGCGCCGCTCACGGGGATCGCTGGTCGCGTCAAGGTGGTGGCCATCGGCGCGCGCGTGTTCGTCGCGATCGACGGGTACGTAGGCCGGCACCATCTCGGCCGCGCTCGGGGGGGCGTGCGTCGACAAGTGATCCCCGTGGGCGAGTTGCCGCCCGTGATGCAGAAGCGCGTGCGCGACGTTCTCGCGAAGCACTTCCGCGAAGCCGTGGGGGCCGAACGATGACCACGGTCCTCGCGATCACGACGCTGTTCGACAAGGTGCAACAGCGCTTCGCGGACGAGCTCGCGGCGAACGACGGGCACCCGCGCGTTGACATGACGTTCGGTTGGCGCGCGCCGGGACAAGTCGGCGTCGTGTCCGGCACGCGCGTTGTGTGGATCCCCGGCGACGAGAGCGGCACCCTCGGCGCGCTCCTCGCTCCGAAGTATCCGGGCGGCAACCCGTACGCCGGCAAGCCGCGCCCGATCGCGAATCTCGACGAGCTCGTCACGCTCGAGATCACCGGCTCCGACGCGACGAACCCCGAGAACGAGCGTGCGCAGTACGAGGCTACTCGACTGCTTTACGACCGCGTCGTGCGTGCCGTGTACCTCGCCGCGCACGGGACCTTCCGATTCGTCTCGAGCAAGTGGATCACGACGCGGAAAGAGCGCCGGTTCGGCGCAGCGATCCGCCTCGTGCTCGCCGTGCAAGCCGTCATCCCCGACGAGCTGATCGACATCACCACCGCGCCGACACCCGCGAGCGCGGCCGTCAACGTCACCGAGCTTGATCAGTCGGAGACCGATCAAGTCGTCGCCGCAACCGAATAGGAGCTCGCTGCATGTCTCAACCCAACGTCACTACCACCGAGCTCGACGGCCAACTCGCCGCGACGCCCGACAGCGGCTCGAAGCTGCTCGCGCTGATCGGCGCAGCGACGGCCGGCCCGTTCAACTTGCCCGCGGGCTTCGCGCGCACGCAAGACGTGATCGCGAACTTCCAAAGCGGGCCGCTCGTCGAGGCCGCGTGCACGGCGATCGACAAGTACAAAAAGCAGGTCCTTTGCATTCGCTCGAACGCGTCGGTCGCGGGCGTGCACGGCAACCTCGACGTGTCCGGCGTAGCGGGAACGAGCGTCGTCACGCTCACCGGCACGCCGACTGACGACGTCGAGCCGCGGTTCAAGGTGGTAACGCCCGGCACCGTCGGCGTCGCCGGCATCACCTTTCAGTGGAGCCTCGACAACGGGCGCAACTGGTCTCAGATCGCCGCGCTCGGCACTGCGAACACGTTCGCGATCCCCGGCTCGGGAATGACTCTGAACTTTGCCGACGGCACTCTCGCGGCCGGCGACCAGGTGTACGCGCGCAGCACCGGCCCGCAGTGGGGGACGCAGGATCTCTCGGACGCGGTCGACGCTCTGCGCAACTCTGCGCAGGCTTGGGAAATCCTCGAGCCTGTCGGCGCGATCGACGCGAACGCATTCGACACGCTCGAAACGAAGTTCGCAGCCATGGCCACGGCCGGCAAATACCGCGCGTGGTCGGGCAACACGCGCATGCCGAACGTCGGCGAGACCGAGGCTCAATACCTCGCCGCCTTGAACACGATCTTTGCCTCGAAGGCATCGACGCACGGCGAGCTCTCGGCCGGCGCGCACAAGATCCTCTCGAGCGTCACCGGCCGCATCGTGCGCCGTCCGATCTCGTTCACGATCGCCGCGCTCGAGTCGAGCGTGTCGGAGGAAGTCAACATCGCGGACGTGTCGCGCGGGCCGCTCGCTGGCGTCGCGATCAGCGACGCGAACGGCAACCCCGACGAGCACGACGAGTCGATCTTCCCTGGCCTCGACGATGCCCGCTTCCTCACGCTGCGCACGATCGACGGGTTGAACGGCGTGTACGTGAACCGCCCGCGGCTGTTCTCGTCGGTCGGCTCCGACTTCTCGATCATGCCGTACCGCCGCGTGATGAACATCGGGCACGCCGCGCTGCGCCTGTACTTCATGAACCGGCTCAATAAGCCGATCCTCGTCTCGAAAAAGACGGGATACATCCTCGAGAGCGAGGCACTCGAGATCGAGAGCGGCGCGCGCTCGGTCATGCGTTCGACGCTGCTCGCGAAGCCGAAGGCGTCCGATATCAACTTCGTTCTCTCGAGGACCGACAACCTGTTGTCGACCAAGACGCTGAACGGAATCGCTTCGATCATTCCGCTCGCCTACCCCGAGTTCATCAACTTGGCGATCGGCTTCCTCAACCCGGCCCTTCAAGTGCAGGCGGTGTGAACCATGGCTGATCAGATCCGAGTAAACGGCAACCTTCAAAGCTGGGGCTCGATCGTTCTGAAGATCGACGGCGACCCGTACACCGGGTTCAACGCGATCGACTTCAGCGACAAGCGCGAGCGCGCGTTCGGGTACGGCATGGGCCGTCATCAGGCGCCGCGCGGGCGCACGCGCGGCAAGTACAGCGCGGATAACGCGAAGCTCGGCGGCCCCGTCGGCTCGATCGCGATGCTGCGCGCTGCTCTCGCTGCGAAAGCCGAGGACGGCAAGAGCTACGGCAACGTCGAGTTTCAAGTGATCGTGCAGTACGTCGAGCTCGACGATACGCCGGTGCAAATCGAGCTCGATCGTTGCTGCATTGTCGGCGACGGCTCCTCGCACAAGGAAGGCGCCGAGCAGCTCGAGAACGAGCTCGAACTGTCGGTGTTCGTGATCCGTCGCAACGAGTTGACGCTGTTCGATCAGACGCAAGGGGCACCGGCATGATGAACGACACCATCACCACCACCGCGCCGGCCGACGAGGCCGCAACGCGACTCGCTGCACTCAAAGCAGAGCGTGCACGCATTCTCGAAGCGCGCGAACAGCGCGAGGCCGAGACCGCGACGGCGCGCGAGCTCGAGGAAGTGACGCAACAGCTCGCCGACGAGAAGGCAATCGACGCCGCGATCGAGGCGCACGGGCCGCTCGACAAGAAGATCGCGACGGTGCAGACGACCGCGGGCCTCGTGATCGTGAAGAAGCCGAATCACGTGCTTTTCAAGCGGTTTCAGGACAGCGGCGAGTCGTCGACCGACGAGTTTACCAAGTTGGTGCGCCCGTGCGTCGTGTACCCCGATAAGCCGCGGTTCGACGCCATGCTCGACGACTCCCCTGGGATCCTCGGGCCGTGCGCGAAAGCCGTGTGTCTGCTCGCTGGCGTCAAGCTGAAGGAGGTCTCGGCAAAATAGCCGAGCTCCGACGCGAGACGCGCGACCGCACGATCGTGGCGGCCGAGTGTCTGCTCGCTGCTCTCGGGTTCGAGGAGCAAGACGAGCCGGACGCGCGAACCGCGCGTGCGTACGTCGGAGCGCTCTTAGTCGTCGAGCACATGCGCAAGGTTGAGGCGTTGATCGACGCGCTCGCCAAGTCTTCCCCCGCGAAGTGAGGTCACACCATGGCCGAGGCCGACAGCAAAGCCACTTTCGAGATCAATCTCGAGGACGGCACGAGCGGTACCGCTGAGAGCGCTGCCTCGGCGCTCAAGAAACTTCGCGAGGCGATCGACGGCGACTTGAAAGAGCTCGCCATGATGCAGAAGGCGTTGCGCAACTTGAAGGCGGGCGGGCTCGAGAGCTCGAGACAGTTCCTCGATCTGAAAAACAAGATGGACGAGCACAAAAAAGTGATCGCCCAGAATCAAGCCGCGTACCTCGGGCTCGGTGGCTCGCTCCGCGACACGGCGAGACGAGGATCATCGTCGTTTGCACAGTTGCGCGCGTCCGCGGACGGCCTCGGCGGCCCGCTCGCGTCGCTGCTCGGGCGGTTCGACGGGATCGCGAAGCTCGTCAAGGGCGGCGCTATCGCTCTCGGCATTGCAGCGATCGCCGCTGCACTCGTTGCTCTCACCGTCGCGGCCGTCGCGTCGGTGGCGGCACTCGCGAAGTACGGGATCGCGCAAGCCGACGCGCGACGCAACGAGCTGTTGCGGCTCGAGGGCTTGACGAAACTCCGCTCGATCTACGGCTTCGCAGCGGGCAACGCGCGCGAGATGCAGGGCGAGATCGATCGCGTGAGCGCCGGTACCGCGATCTCGCGCGACGAGGTCGGCAAGCTCGGTGCGGAGCTGTACCGCGCGGGCCTCCGCGGGAAGAACTTCGGCGCAGCGCTCGAGGGCGCAGCGCTCAAAGCGAGCGTACTCGGCGAGGAGCAAGGGCACGCGTTCGTCGGATGGGCCGCGTCGATCAACCTCGCGGGCGGGAGCGTCCAAAAGCTCACCGACCGCGTGAAAAACCGGCTCGGCCGCGTCGGGCAAGAGCAACTGAAGTCGCTCGACGTGCAGACACGCAAGCTGCACGAGGGGTTCGACTCGCTTTTCGGCGGCCTCGATATCGAAGGGTTCCTGTCAGCACTGAAACAGGTCAAGGATCTGTTCACTCTGAACACAGCGACGGGCCGATCGCTCAAGTTCGTACTGACGACGTTGCTTCAGCCGCTGATCAACTCGCTCACGACGGGCACGCCGCTCCTAAAGCGCTTCTTTCAGGGCATGACCATCGCGGTTTTGGTGCTCGCGATCGAGGTGTTGAAGCTCCGCAAGTGGTTCCGCGACACGTTCGGCGATTCGTCGTGGTTGAAGGGCCTCGATATGGGCGAGCTCGCGTTGTGGGCCGGCGTTGCGGCCGTCGCGGCGCTCGGGACCGGCTTCCTCGTGCTCGGAACGCTGATCGCGGGCGCTCTCGTCGCTGCTTTGCCGCTGATCTGGGCGGGCGTCGCCGCGATGACGGCTTTCGCGGTGTCTGGACTCGTCGCCGCCGCGCCATTCTTGCTCGCCGCCGCTGCTGTCGGCGCGCTGATCGCTGTCGGGTACGAGCTCGTCGAGCTGTGGCGCGAGATCGATTGGGGCGAGCTCGGATCGATGATCGTCGACGGCCTGGTCGGCGGCCTTTCGCGCGCGAAAGACTGGGCGATCGACTCGGTGACGGGCCTCGGCCGCGACATGATGAAGTCGTTCAAGGATACGTTGGGCATCCACTCGCCCTCGCGCGAGTTCGCGAAGCTCGGCGTGCAGCTTCCGGCCGGCCTCGAGCAAGGAATCGACGACGGCGCCGGCAACGCGCAAGCGGCGGCCGACCGAATGGTGACGCCGACGGCGCCGACGGCCGCTCGAGGCGCAGCGCGCAGCGGCAACGTCACCGTGCACGTGGGCGACGTGCACGTGAACAGCGCGGGCGAGAACGCGCGCGAGATCGTGGCCGACATCAAGGTCGAGCTGCAACGCATGCTCGAGGGCGTCGCGATCGAGCTCGGCGCGTCGGTGGGGGCCTGATGGGTTGGAACCCCCTCGACGACCCGTGCGATTACATCTTGCTCGCGGGCCAGAAGTCGCCCGGCGTTGCAGACGTCACGGGCGCGAGCTCGCCGCGCGAGTGGGAAGAGCGGAAGGGTTACGGCATGTCCGGCGCCTGGTCGCTGTTCATGCGCCGCAACCTCGCGCGCTTCTCGGTGACGCTGCGCCTGTACACGACCGAGGATTGGGCCGCGTGGGACGAGTGGAAACAGCTCGTTGATCAGCTTCCGAAGCGCCGCACTAGCGCCAAGTTCGATACGGGGTTCATGGAGATCACGCACCCGTTGCTCGCGGATCTCGACATTCGCGCGGTCGGCGTCGGCGAGCGAATGCAAGCCGTGCAGACGGGCGACGGCGAGTGGTCGATCGAGATCAAGTTCATCGAATGGCGCCCGCTGAAACAGACGCTCGCGAAGCCGGACGGCGCGCAAGCGGAGCCAAGCGATCCGTACGACGACAAGATCCAAGGGCTACTAGACCAGGCGCAGCGATTGGCGGGCGACAATGGGTGAAGCAACGGCCGCCATCAACGGGCAAGCGCTCGTCGAGTGTCGCATCACCGTCGGCAACGTCGGCCCGTGGCACGCGATCTGCGACTTCGCCGAGGCGCCCGACGTCGACGGCGCCGTCACGCTCACGATCGGCGACAGCTTCACGGCGAAGTGCACGGTCGACGCGTCGGCCGCGGGCTCGTTCGGCCTGCAGCGCCGCGTGCGCGTCGTCGGTGGTGCGAACGGGTGGGGCAAGGCCGTTGCGCCGAAGTCGTACCAGAACGACGCCGGCATCAAGGGCCGCACCGTCGCCGAGGACGCCGCCCGCACCGTCGGCGAGACGATCGGGACCTTCGTGCCGGCCGCCGAGAAGTTCGGCCGCGCGTACGCCCGCCAAGCCGGCCCGGCCTCGCTGGCGCTCGAGGACGTCCTCGGGGGCGTCGCGTGGTGGGTAGGGTTCGACGGCGTCACCAACGCCGGCCCACGGCCCGCGACGGCGCTCGACGCCAGCGCGTACGAGCTCCTCGCGTACGATCCCCGCGATCGGGTGGCGACGCTCGGCGTCGACGACGTCGGGGCCGTCTCGATCGGCTCAATCCTCACGGACCGGCTCGACGCGCCCGCCACCGTCCGCGCGCTCGAGATCACGGTGTCCGGCTCCGAGCTCCGCGTGCTCGCGCACTGCAACGGCGCCGAGACGGCTCGAGGGCCGCTCGCCGAGCTGTTCCGCACCATCACCCGTCGCGCCGTCGCCGACCGCTTGTGGGGCGTGTACCGCTACCGCGTCGTACGCATGGCCGTCGACCGCGTCGAGCTGCAAGCGGTGCGCAAAGTGGCGGGCCTGCCGGATCTGCTCCCCGTGAGCATGTGGCCCGGCGTTGCCGGCGCCGTCCTCGAGCTCGCGCCGTCGGCCGAGGTGCTCGTGCAGTTCGTCGAGGGCGACCGCGCGCAACCCATCATCACCGGGTTCGCCGGGCAAGACGCGTCGGGCTTCGTTCCGGTGCAACTCACGCTCGGCGGCAAGGAAGGTGCGCCCGTCGCGCGGCAAGGTGACGCCGTCGAGGTGTTGCTACCGCCCGCCGTGTTCACCGGAACGATCAGCGGTGCGCCGGCCTCGGGCGTGCTCGCGTTTCCCGTCATGAAGACCAGCGGGATCATCACCGCGGGCTCGTCGAAAGTGAAGGCGGCAACGTGAGCGCGACGTACCTCGGCGAGCTGTCGATCGGCGACGCGCTTCCGGGCGCGAACGGCGTCGCCGTTGCCGGCGCGACGGGCATCAACTCGGCGTTGCCCGACATTCTCGCGCGGATCGCGGCGCTGCAAGCCTTCGTGCCGCTCCCGACGTCGTTCGTCGAGCAGCTCGCTACAGCAGAGTCGATCGTTGCGTCGGTGCAGGCCGGGATCGAGCTCGGCTTGCCGGTGCCGTCGCTCGACGCGCAGATCGCACAGATGGCGGCGCTCGTTGCGTCGCTGCTCGCGCAAGTCGAGGCGATCAACGCGCAACTTACGCTCGTCGCCAGCTTCCGCGCCTTGCTCGGCGAAGCGGGCATCCACGCGATCGCGTTCGCCGGCCTCGTCGGCTCGTTCGGCGGCGACGTCGACGGCGCACTCGCGAGCGTCGGTGCTCTCGTCCCCGGCGAGTCTGCAAACGCCGTCGTGTTGCTCACCACGTCGCCGGCCGCGTGGTCCGCACTCAGTCAGATCGCGAAGGTCACCCCATGAGTAACCCCACGTTCGACGCCAGCTTTGCCGAAGCGCTCGCCTCGTTGCAGCGCGAGGTCCCGGTGCAAACGACGCCGTACGCGTACGGCCGCGATCTGTCGTGCGAGCTCGACGCAACCGACGACTTCGCCGAAGTCGATCCGAACAGCACGCGCGCAATCGGCGAGGCGTGCGTGCGCCGGCTCATCACGCAACGCGGGAGCTTGCCCGGCGATCGTGACTACGGCCTCGATCTGCGCGCGTACCTCAACCGCGGCACGACGGCGCAAGAGTTGCGCGACCTCGGCTCGCGCATCCGCCTCGAGCTCAAGAAAGACGACCGCGTGAGCGAGTGCGACGCGCAAGTGTCGTCACCGACGGCCGCGCAGCTGAGCGTGCGCATCATGATCACGCCGGCCGACCCCTCACTCGATCAGTTCGCCCTCACGTTCGACGTTACGGACGCGGGGATCGTCAACGTGGAGATCGGCTAATGGCACTACTCTCGCTCGACGACCTTACTACTCCGCTCACTCGCCAAGAGATCGAAGCGAAGGTGTACCAAGTGCTCGGCCTGATCGGCGTCACGACCACGTCGTGGAAGTCGGGCGCCGTCGTGCGCACCATGATCACGGCGATCGCAATCGTGCTCGAGGGGTTCTCGAGGCTACAGGCGCTGATCGCTCGCTCGGGCTTCCTCGAGCTCGCCGAGGGCGCATGGCTCACGCTCGTTGCGCACTACGTGTACGGCGTCGATCGGGTGTACGCGACGTTCGGCGAGGGCGAGCTCACCCTCACGAACACGGGCGGCGGCGTCTATGCCGTCGACGCCGACGACCTTACTTTCGTCAACCCGACGACGGGCCAGACGTACCGCAACACCGAGGCGTTTACACTCGCGGCACTCGGCACGCTCACGATCACCGTGCGCGCTGTCGAGAGCGGAAGCGCGAGCACGAGCGCGCCCGGTGCGATCTCGCAACTGCAGACACCGCTACCGGGGGTGACATGCACGAACGCGACTGCAATCGTAGGAACGGACGACGAGAAGGATCCAGCTCTGCGCGTGCGGTGCGCGGAAAAGCTCGGCTCGCTCTCGCCCTTCGGCCCGTGGGACGCATACGGGTACGCGGCCCGCAACGCGACTCGCGCGGACGGCTCCTCTGTCGGAGTTACGCGAGTGCGCACGAACAAAGATGGTTTCGGCAACGTGTATCTATACGTTGCAACGGCGAGCGGCCCCGTTCCCGGCACCGTCTCCGATCAAACGTCCGACCTCGGCGTGATCGACGTCGCCGTGCAAAAGCGCGCCGCGCCGCTCGCCGTGCGAGGCGTGACGCTCGCCGCCGCGGCCGTGTCGATCCCGATCACCGCGACCGTGTACCTGTACAACACCTCGGGCCTTACTGAGGCCGAGATCCAAGCCGCGATCCTCGCGCGTCTCGTGTCGTTCATGCCGGCGCAACCGATCGGCGGCAACATCATCGGCCCAGGCCCCGGAAAGGTGTTCGTCGACGCGGTGCGCACCACCATTGCCGCTGCGCTCGACCAGATCTTCCACGTCGACTTGATGGGCATGTCCGACGTCGTGCTGTCGCTGTCATCGGTGCCCGTGCTCGGCGCCGTGTCGATCACGCTCGTTCAAGTGCCGCCGAGTGAGGGGCTGATCTAATGGCTGGTGACGTCACACTCGAGACGCCCGCGGGCAACGTCGCACGCTCGACGTCGCTCAAGTTCACGACGCCGAACCCCGTCACGTCGATCAGCGTCGAGTTCAACCCGGACGCCGGCAACGGCCCGCGCGAGACGGTGTACGACGGCACCGATGCGGCGAACCTGAACGGGACCTTTTCGTACCTGTACAGGTTCTCGAAGCGGACGGGCAACGAGTGGGAGATCATTCGCGAGAACGGGTGGCCCGCGAAGGCGCAGCTACGCATCAAGGAAGCGAGCTCGTTCTCGGCCGGTGGCGGCCTCACCTCGCGCGCCGCTCTCACACCGGGGCTCTACAGCCCGATCGGGCAATGGGCGCTGCAAGGGTGGCCCGACTCGTCGATCGGGTACCTCGATCGCTCGGGCAATGGCTATCACCTCGATCACGGCGCACCAACGTACGGCGCGGATCTCATTCCCGGCGCTCGTGCAGCACGGCCTGTAGTCGGGCAGAAGTTGCAGCGCAAGACGATCACGCCGGCAATGCAGCTCGTCGGCGATCTGACGTTTCAGATCCGGTTCAAGATCGACGGCCTCGGCACTCCTCAACAGCTGCTCTCGTTCTCGAGCGTGTACGCACCCGATTGGGCTCACGGCACGATGTACGAGTTTGGAATCGGCCCCGACGGCTCGTTCTGGTACGCGCGCACGGCGAACCCGTTCGCGGATCTCGACTACGTGCACTCGCCGACGCTGCGCGTAATGCCGGGACAGTGGCACGTCGGCACGCTGCGCCGCATCGGTTCAACGGTTCGTTTCGGCCTCGATCTCTCGTTCGAGGACGCCAACGCCGAGATCAGCCCGCCCCCGCAAGTGTCGAGCGGCTCGTACCTGACTCTCGGCTCCGACGGCGACAGCGACAACGAGGTCCACGGCTTGATCGCCGACGCTTCGTTGTGGGGCGCCGGCAACACCGACGACGAGCAAACCGGCCTGATCGCCGTCGCATTGGGGCTGTGACGCCATGACCACCACGTTCGCCACGTACATTCCACCCGCGCCCGTACCGTCGCCGGCACCCGTCGTCGATCTGCCGAGCGCGCAACCGCAAACGGAGCTGCGCACGTGGCGCGACACGCTTCGGCAGATCGTGCCGGTGTGGCTCCGCGGGAAGAACCTCGGCGGCGTGCTGTTCGCCGTCGGCTCGATCGTCGACACCATGAACGACGCGTTGGTCGGCTCGGTGAAGGCGCGGTTCCCCGGCAAGTACGGAACCGAGCCTTACGGCATCATCGGTCGCGAGCGTCGGATCCGTCGAGGCCGCACCGAGCCGGACGCAACCTATCAACAGCGCCTCGTCGGGTGGCTCGACGCGCACGCGCTACGCGGCGGCCCGATCGCTCTGTTGCAACAGCTCTGGCAGCACTACGCGCCTAACAACTTCGCGATCGAGCTCGTGTACGCGAACGGCCGACGCTTCTCGCTCGCCGTCGACGGCTCGATCACTTGGGATGACGTCGGCGACTTCCACACGGCCGAGTGGGCGCACTGGACCCTGTACTTCCATTGGCCCGATCCCGTGCACACCGATGGAGTGTGGGACGACGCGGGCACGTGGGACGACGGCGGCGTGTGGGACTCCGACTTGACGCCGCAAGAGGTGACGGACCTTCGTTTGATCCCGCGCGAGTGGAACGCGGCGCACTGCTTCGGCAACGTCGTTCTACTCAACTCGTCGATCGAGCTTTGGGACTACCCGGTCGGCACTTGGGACGATCCGGGCGGCGTGTGGCTTCCCGATAGTGCGTACGCGATCCAGTTCTCGATCGAGTGAGGCTAAACCATGTCTGCAACGATTGTAGAGGCTAACGAGTTCACCGCGGACATCACGGTCCCCACGGGCGGCGACACTCGCAACGCCGCGTCGGTTCTGTCGGCGTTTCAAGCGCTCGCGAACCGCACCAAGTACCTGAAGACCGGGCGCCTCGGCGTGCGCCTGATCAGCAACATCAGCTTTATTCAGGCCGTCTCGGGCACCGAGAACCCGTGGAACGTGTACGCGAGCGGCGAAATGCGCTCGAACAGTAGCAACGGGTACGCGTACCGCGGGCTCGACGATCTGCTCGTTCAAGGCGCGTCGTTCACGAACGTAAGCATGCGCGTCAAGCCGGGCGCCGCGCGTAGCTCTGGGCGCATGGGCCTGTACGTGCAGAAGTGCGCGATCTTCGGCGACGGCGAGTGGTCGATCATCGGCTCGTCTGGAAGCGGGTTCTCTGACGACGGCACCACGGCGTTGCAGACGATCAGCGCCGCCATTACCGAGACCGTCGACCTCTCGACGTACTCCTACATGATCGGCATTCGCGCCGGCACCGACGGCGACGTGCACGCCGATCAGTTCTACGGGGCTTCGATCACTCAGGGCTGAGGTGTCGCCGTGTCAATGCTCGATCTGCTCGGGGTAACCCGCATCTTCCGAAACGGCGTCGAACAGCTCACGCGCAAGGCGATCAACTTCGTTGGTACCGGCGTGATCGTCACCGACGACCCGGCGAACAACCGGATCAACGTCGAGATCGACGGGGGCGGAGGCGGCACGGGCGACGGCACCGTCACCGGCCCCGAGACGTCGACGGTGGGCCACGTCGCCACGTTCGGAAGCACCGACGGCACCGAGCTCGCCGACGGCGCCGTAGCGCTCGCCGACCTTGCAACGAAAGCCTACGTCGACGCGCACGTGCCCGCGGGTGCCGGCGACGTCGTCGGCCCGAGCTCGGCCGTCGACGATCGGCTCGCCGCGTTCAACGGCACCACGGGCAAGCTGATCGAGGACTCGGGCATCAGCGCGGCCGACGTCGCGACGTTCCTCGCGAGCGTCACCTCGAGCGCGCCGATCATCTATCAAGGCCACTTCACCGATCCATGGGGGCCGCGCTCGACGACGAACACGTACGAGCAGATCGACACGTACACAACGATCGTCGACGACATCGTTTCGGGCGGGATCGTGCGCACGGCGCACACGACGTTCACGGTGCCGCGCACCGGGTTTTATCGAGCGTATGTGGCCGTCAACGAGTACGGGTACGCCCTCTTTCGGTGTCTGCGCGTGCGGAAAAACGGCGTCACCGTTCTGTCGCAAAACACGTTCACCGGCGCGTCGACGAGCGAAACGGCAGAGACGCCGCTGTACGGCATGTTCGCGGCGAACGCTGGCGACTCGATCTCGTTCGAGGTGCTCGGCAACACGGCTTCACCAGGCTGGGCGATCGGCTCGCTCGGCGGCGAGCTGTGCCATATCGGAAACCTCTCGCTCGAGTACGTTCAGGCACCGCGCCTCGTCTCGCAAGCCGCGCCGGCCGCTAGCCCGTGGATCCGCGTCGCCGATGTGAACTTCACGCAAGCAGCGGCGCGCGCGTTCACCGGCAACGGCGCGACGGTGATCGACGGCTTGACGTGGACGCTCGAGAACATCGCCTCGGTCGCCTCACTCGCGATCGACGCGAACGGCCTGCGTTGGACATGCAACGCCGTCAACAGCGAGCGCTATCCGCAAGATCCGTCGAACGCGACGTGCCTCAAGGTCAAGCTCGCCGACGCGTGCCCCGGCTTCATTCTCGGCTCGTCGCGGCTGCGCATGTTCTGGCAGGGGTACAGCAACGGCAACGCGAATCACGAGGTCTTGCGGTGTGGCCTCGACCGCGATCCGTTCTCAAGCGGCCTCGGGCAAAACATTCCCGCGTGGGTATGGAACATCGGCGCGTTCGACAACGTCGCGCCGCACCGAGGCGTGTACTCGATCGTCAACGGGCCGAGCGGGTTCAAGCGCTACGACCTCGACTACACCGCGAAAACGCCGAACGACTCGACGTTGCTGTACGGGATCGAGCTCCGCGACCTCGGGGAGATCGATTTCTTCTACGGCGCAACGGCCGCTGTCGACACGGACTCGAATGACGTCGCGTTCGCGGGCTCCAACATCAAGCTAGGCGCCTCGCTGCGCACGCCCTCGGGGGTGTCGACAGCGTTCGCGGACCCCGTGATCGCGGACTACGAGACGGCGTACAACATCAAGTCGGCCGCCGACCTCGCGATCTCGCTGTCCGGGTACACCGTGAACACGGCTGCGCACGCGGTGCACACGCTCAAGCGCATGAGGATCGAGTACATCCCCTAAGCGGGTTGGTACGTTGGTACTTTGGTACTTTGGGAGGTTCCCGCCATGAACGCATGCACGTCATTCTGCGCCGCTTTCTCCGACTTCCTCGGCCCGACGCTGGCGAACTGGATACTGATGGCGCTCGCCGCGGTGTTCCTCTGGCTGAAAGCGCACAAGAAGATCGCCGCGGCCGTCGCGCCGCTCGAACAGCGCGCCGTCGCCGCCGAAGCGAAGGTCGCGGACCTGCAAACCACCGTAGCGAAGATCGAGGGCTCGTTGCGCCCGGCCGCGCTTCCTCCCACGGGTTACACGCCGGTCGTGCCGCCCGTGATCGGCAAGAGCTCGAGTCAGTCGGGCAACTTCGAGCCGGTGACGATGCCCGAGCTCGACGCGTCGACGCCGAAGCCTCGGCCGAGCATGCCGGACCCGAACCTGATCAACCCGGTGATCCCGCGCGCGAGCGCAGTGCCGTCGATCGACGACGAGGGGGGCAAGTAAAGTGGCGGCAAAGCTCAACATCACCAAGATCGGCGCGATTGCGTCGGCCGCCGTCGGCGCCGGCCGCGCACTCGTCGCAACCGTCACCATCACCGGTAAGCCGCTCCGCGCGCGCGACGAGCCGGCCTCGGTGAAGTTCATGGGGATCCCCATCTTCAACCGTGACTCGAACCTCGAGCGCACGTACCTCGGCGGGCTCATCAAGCGCGGCCGTTCGGCGTACGCAAAGCAAGCGCTCGCGGCGAAAGGGATCACGACGTCGGCCGCGGGTAGTACCAGCTCGAGCGCGTCGGGGTCGAAAACGTCGACGGCTCCCGAGCCTCTCACCGAGGCGGATCTCGAGACGTTCGAGAGCGAGATCAAGTCGGCCGAGGAAGCGTTCGCAAAGATCGGCACCGCTGCGAGCTCGGGTAATACCGCGGACGCCAAACCGGGCGGCGCGAAGTGACCGAGCGCTCGATCATCGTCGGCGGTCAAGCGTTCCCGTGCCTCGTTCCGGTGCACACCATGCTCGAGACGGGGTTGCACTTCACGGCGCGCACCCGTGTCGAGACGCGTTGGAGCGTGAACCATTGGACAGCGAGCGAGAACGAGGCCGAGCGCGTGTTCGAGAACCTCTTGCGCAATAAGCGCTCGGTGCACTTCGTGGTCGACCAGCGCGGCGAGGCTTTCCAGTTCGCCGACACCGCGGCTCGTCTCGCGCACGCTGTCGAGAACGGCGGCAACTCCTACGGCGTCGGAATCGAGATCGTGAACATGGGGAGCGGCCCGGCGTCGCGCGACTTCCCGCGCGTGCGCAAGACCGAGCGCATTCACGGCCGCCCGGTGACGTACGGCGCGTTCTACGAGGCGCAGATCCAAACCGTGATCCTCTTGAATCAGGCGATCTGCGCGGCGTACGGCTTGCCCGTGGTGGTGCCGCTCGGCGACGACGGCGACGTGTTCGCCGAGGTTCTACCGCCCGCACGCCTCGCGACGTTTCGCGGCGCGCTCGGACACATGAACCTCGACGCGCAGAAGGTCGACCCCGCGCCCGAGCTACTCCGACGCATCCACGCGGCCGGCGCCGGCTTGCCCGTCGCCTAGCGGCGCGAGCTCGAGGTGCACCGGCCGCTCGTCATCGTGCGTCCACCAATGCGCGAGCACGCACACCACGAACAGCGCGGCGAGCCCGACCATGAGCCACACCTCGGCCGAGTCGGGCTCGTTGTCGCTTTGCTGCTTTGGTACTTTGGTACCTTGCCGCGTCACGTGTCGGGGTTCCACGGGAGCCGGCCGCGGCCGTCGCACCCGCACTCGGATCCGGGCACGATCCGCGTGAGCCCGAAGCGCTCGACGCCGGCCGCCTCGCGCGTCTCGTACTGGCCGCAGAACTTCGCGCCGTACAGCGTGAACATGCGCTCGCGCGCTTCCTCCCACGTGCCCGGTAGCTCGACGTAGCAACCGAACAGCGAGAGGCCGCACGAGCACATGTGCCCGCTACCGAACGTGAAGATCACGACGACCCGCCCGATGCGTCGAGCCCGCGACACTTGAGGATCACGTTTCCGAGGATCGCTTTCGCCTTCTCGGCTGGAAACTGCAGATTCGCCGCGAGGCGGCCGGACACCGTGAGAAGGGCGGCGAGCGCGTCGGCGTCCGACACGCTCGAGTTGTCGATCAGGCGAGCGATCGACCTTGCGAGTTCTGCCTCGCTGTCGGGTACGGGTGCGACGGCCGCTCGCTTGCTCATGGCTACGCGACCCGCTTCTCGTTCTTGGGTTTCGCGAGGAGCGGCGGCGCCTCGGCGAGCCGCATCGCTGCGCGGAGTCGTCGCGCCGAGATCCGCATGTCGAGGTCGGCGTCGACGGCGAACGCGAGTAGCTTGTACTCCTCGACCTTCGCGAGTAGGTGTTTGCACAACGCGAGCTCGGTGCGCATGTCACCGTCGGCCGGCAAGGGTGGGGGGCGCCGCCGTCTCATGCCCAGCGCTCCGCGACTTGGTCGATTGCCTCCTCGACGTTGCGCGCGCGCAGCGGCGCAAACTTCACGAACGCTGCGCCGTCGTGCACGAGCTCGGCCCACTCGCCGACGGTGTCGCGGTAGACGATGCGGCGGCCCTTGATCGGCCCGTACACCTCGCCGCAATACCGCACGACGGCCTCGGCGTCGTTCGTGACGCTCACCTCGCCGTCGCGATCGAGCACGGTGATCACCATGCGCTCGCCGCCCTCACCGGGGACGCCGAGAGGGCCGTATTTCAGGCCGAGTTGCCGCATTTCCACCGAGAACAGCGCGCGGGGGAGGTGACGGCGTTGGCGTTCAACGACCGGCTCGTTCATGGCGACACCCCGACGATCTCGACGTCGGCGTTACCGAGTCTGATTCCGAGTGCAGCGCCCACCATCTCGGCGACGTTCTGGGGCGTGATCTCGAACAGCTCATCTTTCAGGGCGTCGGCGAACGCGCGCGCAGCGTCCGACAGCATGAAGTCGAGCGCCTTCGTGATGAACCCGGTCACCTCGCGGAGCGTGACGCCCTTTTTCCCGCGCTTCTGCACGAGGTACTCGATCACCTTGCGCGAGAACACGCGCGACAGCGATGCGAACACGATCAGCTCGTACGGCGTGCGCTCGGTGTCGCCGACAGCGCCCGCGGCCCACCTATCGCCGCGCTCGCGCAACAGACCGAGAAGCGCTTTGAACAGCTCCTCGCCCTCGCACCCCTCGCACCCCTCGGTCGTCTCGCACTTCTCTTGCGTCTGGTCGGTATTCATATCGAAGCCTTCAACATGGATCGGAGCCTGTGGTTTTCGGCGCGGAGCAACACGAGCTCTTCTCGCTCGCTCGGTGCGAGCGGAGCGTCGAGCCGGTGCACGGGGCCGAGTGCGATGTGCAGTTGCCGGTGATCAGCAACGGGGGAGGGTGCCGGCTCGCGCTTGGCGAGCGGCGTCGACGCTGGCGCCGTGACGATGGCGCTGCTCTTACTTGGCCTCGGCGCGACGAGCTCGCCGTTACGAGCCTGCCGAGCCCACAAGTACAAGCTCTGTTCGGTTAGACAAAGCTCCTCGGCGAGCTCGCGCGCCGGCTTGTCGCCGCGCTCGTTGAAGCGCTTCACGTAGCCGAGTTTCTCCTCGACGGTGAAGCGACGACGCGCAGTGGTGTCAGCAGTCGCGATCATAGAACACTCGCACCGGGATCCCGGTGTGCAGTGAGATCACGTCGACTGTTGCCGTCGACACGGTGAGCTGTTCACCTCGAAGGATCGCCCACCCGGTGCGCTCGTTCAGGCCGAGTTGCCGACTCGCTTCGGCGATCCACCCGTGTTCGAGCTCGTTGAAGTCGTAACCGAGGTCGTAGCCAAACTCGCGAATGCGAGTGCACGCGAGCTCGCCACTCGGCGTTAGCTCCGCGGCGTTGCGAAGTCGTCGCTTCGGAAACTCGCCGCGAGCCTTCAACAGTCTGTGATCGGTTGCATACTCGTGTTGCGGCAATGACGTGGCCGCACGTCGAGCGGTTGACGCTGACATCTAGGGTGCCTCCCGTTATATCGTCGCGTTCTACCGCAATCCAGCTAGCACGCGTCCAAAAAAGAGCAGACGTACCCCTAATCGAGATGCACCGCGTCACGCCCGCCGAGCCTGTCGAGCGCCTCGTCACGCTCTGTTCGCAGCTTCTCGGCCGCGGCTTTCCACTCGGCCTCGGGCATATCGCGGTCGGCAATCTCGCTTAGAGCTTCGGCCCAACGATCGCGCACAGCTCGCCGAGCTTCGCGTGTCTCACGCGTGACAAGTGGCGGCGCCGACGGCTCGGGAAGCACCATGTGCAGCGTGCACACACCCTTCGAGTTGAATTCGAAATACTCGCGCGGGGGCTCTTTCGTCGGTGGTGGCTCGAAGTCCCCCCAGTCGATCCACCCGTCGTGACGCGCCGCCTCGGCCGCCTCGAGCTCGCGCGTTCGTCGCGCCTCTTGCGCGGCCGTGTGCAGCACATTTCCGGCGCGAGCTCGCTTGAAGCAATCCCAAAAGTACCCGCCGAAGTTGCTGATCGGCTCGTCGGCGCCGCGCTTTGCAATCGTCTGCAATGCGAGCTCGGTCGCCGTGCGAACCTCGGCGCACTGTCGCCGCCGCAACGCCGGCATGAGCTCCCACGCGAGCGCGGCCCCGTGCGAAGCCTTGACGAGCTCGAACGCTTCGCGCACCCCCTCGCCCTCGTTGCCGCGCATGCACCGCGGAACCGACTCGAGCGAACGCACCCGCGCCGCCGATCTCGGCTTGGAAAGGGGAGGTTTTGAAACCGACGCAGCTTCGCGCACGCGCGCGGATCTGATCTGCGGGGGATCCTCTAGATCAAGCTTCTCAGGTAAGAGATCAGGGTTCTCGGAATACGCCTCTACCCCCTGACTATGAATGTCTCGAGTCGGAGCCTCGCGATACTCGCGCACGAACCACGCGGGCTCGCCGACGTTGCGGTGCGCTGGCGGGAGAATGCGGCGGCGTACGGTGAGCGTCGAGCGCCGGTGCATGAGCTGCACCTCGCGGAAGCGGCGGCCGTACGTCCGACGGATCTCGCCGATGGCGCGGCGCACGTGGCGCTCGCTGACTCCGCACCGTTGCGCGAGCTCGGCGACGCTCTCGGCGCACCACCCTTGCGCGAAAAGCTCGCGGAGCTTGGCGTACGCCGACCGCTCGTCGGGCTCACGTGTGACGTCTGAGTGCAGGGAGTGGGCAAAAGCTTGCGCACCCGCGGCACCCGGTTTAGGTTGCGGCATCTAGGGTTCGGTGAAAGCGCTCGACGACGTCAAATGGCCCGGCAAGGCCGACGCGTTGGGCGCTTTCGATTTTCTAGGGTTGCGGTTTAGGGGCGCTGGCCCCCGCTCGTTTTGTCTACCGTGCCCGTGTTACGCCTCCCTGCAATGGTTACGCAAGGAAAGTGCAAACTCGCTTGCCGAGATCACTCGCTTTTCGGGCGTCGCATTTCGCCGAGGCGGCGATCGTTGGCGATCTCCGGCGATCCGTCCGGCCACGAGCTCGGTGCGCTTACGCTCGGTTTCGCGGCCAAACCAGCTCACCCGGGCTAAAGGTTCGGCACGCAGTGACGAAAACTAGGGTATGCGTATCGCCCTCGTCCTCGTCCTCGCTGCTCTCGTGTCGTTCGCTGCTCGCACGCTAGAGCGTGACGCCGCGTCGTTGCAGCTCGCGCACGCGCACCAAGTCGAGCGCGCCCTCGAGATTCACTAGAGCGTCACGACATAACGCCGGGGCGAGTCACCCCGCACCGACGGCCGGCGCCGACACACGGCAACGGAACACGCCTAGCGGTTGCGTTCGACGCGCACGCCGGGGGCCTTCTCGCCGATCTCGCGCGCGCCCTTGGCCACTCGCTCCGCGTGCGCTTCGGCTTCGGCCTCGGTGTCGTACGGCTCGCTCTCGTGCACTTCGCTCTCGTCGCCGAGGGTGAGCCGCACGAACGCGAGCCACTTGCCGTCGCTCTCGCGCCGCATCACCCCGGACTGCACGCGCACGCCCTCGCCGCGCGCCTTCGAGGCCCGTCGCTGGTGCCGGTTCATGGTTCGGCCTCGGGTGGCGCACCGGCCACACGCTTGCGCTCCCCGCGGCGCTCGGCGATCACTCGGGCGCCGTGCTCGAACGCTGCGCCCATCGTCGTCCACCCGTCGCGCTGATCGATCACGCCACCGTCGCACGCAACGGACGCGTAGGAACCGAGGTACCGCATCACCATGACGGCGCACACCTCGGGATCCTCGGGTGGCTCGCCGGGTGGCACCGCGGTCCCGGTCTTGAGCGACGCGGCCCACCGCTCGCCCTGTTTGGTTTCGTCGCGGCACTCGGCGCACCGCACTACGAGCGACGCTGTCACGCCGGGCGGAACGGACCACGGATCAAGCGGCAACATCCCCGACGGCCGGCCGCAGAACATGCACGGTTGTGTTTGAAACGTCACGCGTCCCCCTCGTACTTCGTGTTCCCGCCTTGGTCCTTTAGTACCTCAGTACCAAGGTGCGTAAGTGCCACGCCTACCGCACGTGACGGCATGATGCCGGCGTCGGCGAGGAGCAAGCCGATCCGCTCGCACAACGCCCGCACCTCTGGCGACGTGAGCTCGGCGGGATCGAGCGAGTAAACCTCGGGTTTCGGCTCGTCGCTCACTTGAGAGGATCCCGCGCGAACGCCGCCGCGAGCACTTCCTCGATCAGCGCCGAGTACGGCTTGCGAGCTCGCGCGGCGCGCAACAGCACCTCGTCGCCGAGCGCGAGCGGCAAGTACACCGAGAGGCGACGTTGCTCGACGCCGGTGCGCGACACGTGCGTGCCCCTCCCCTCGGGCCGCTCGAGAGCCGCTCGAGGCTTGCCGTGCTCGCGCGCGAGCTCGTCGAACGCCTGATCATCCGCTCGGCTTCGCACGCTTGCTCGGGGCTTTGAGGCCGAGCCGCTTTTCGACTTCGTGCCCGAGCGCGGCTGTTTCTTCGCTTGCTTTGGTGTTGTGGCGGTAGGTCGTCGGCCCGAGGCCGCCCGTTGTGCTTTCGGCATAGTCGATCCTGTATGAGAGCTCGGTCTTGAGTACGTCACACTTCAACGCGCGGAGCTCGGCCGCGGCGTTCGCGCCGAGAACGGTCCCCACTTGCTTTCGCGTCACCACGATCGCGGCGTCGAGGTTCGGGCGTAGCCGCTGCGCGGCCCGCACTTGCTCGACGACACGTCGCATGCGCCAGATCTCGAAGCCGCTCGGCCCGCACGGCATGAGTACGAGGTCGGTTTCCGAGAGCGCGTACACCGTCCGCGGGTGAACGGCGCCGGGGGTGTCGACGAGCACGATATCGAACGCCTCGGCGAACGCGCGGAGCTTGCTCGCGATCACCCGCTTGTCGGGCACGCCCTCGAGCGCGACGACGGTTGGCGACGAACCCCCGTGCTCGCGCGCAACCTCGGCCCATTCGAGCGCGGAGCCGTCGCGGTCGTCGTGATCGCCGTCGAGCACGAGCACCCGGAACCCGCGCGAGTGCCAGTACACGGCGAGGCACACCGCGAGAGTCGTTTTCCCCACGCCGCCTTTCTTACCCACGAGAGCGATAACCGGCATGTGTGCCGTCGTATCTCGTCCGCGCCAAAGTAGCAAGGCGGGTTGTCGGGTTGGTACCTTGGCGCTTTGGTACTTTGTCGGGTAGTGTTCGGGCGTACCGAGGCCGCCCGCGACCAGTCCCCCCGGTAGACTCGCACCGCGTCAGATCCCCCCGACGCACACATAGCGCAGTTGCACGCGGCGGCCTCGGTGCGATTCTCATCGCGCGCGCGCCAGGCGCGACCCTACAATAGTGGAAAGCGAAACGGCCGAGCGATCTCACCCGCCCGGCCGTCTCTCACCCGAGCAATAGGAGGCACCCTATGTCGAGCTGCACAAAGTCTAACACCGTTTCTGGGCACTCTGGCGAGATCCGCGTGATCGCGCTGCTCCTCGCACGCGTCGCCCGCGCAATCCGCGGCGAGCGTTTCGTGCATGCCGTCGAGCTGATCAACCGCACGATCAACGTGATCGAGACGTTGCCGGCGAGCGACGAGCAAGCGCGCGCGATCAAGCTCGTCGAGCTGCTCGCCGGCCGTGGTTTCGACGCACAGCTCGAGGCCGAGAGCCGCGTGTTTCACCTGCGTTTGCGCCAAGCCGCAACGCTGAGGCTCGTCAAGTGATCCGGTACGTCGTCGAAAGCCGCGACACGGCCTCGGCGCTCCCGCTCGCCCGCGAGTGGACCGTCGAGACGATCGTCACCGCGCCCGAGCTCGGGTACCGTTCGCGCGTCGACGCGGACAAAGCGATCGCCGAGGCACGTAGCCTCGGTGGCTCATGGGCGCGCGCCGAGTACCGGGTGCGCCAGGCGGGAGGGTTCTGATCATGAAACGGACTGCAATCACGGCCGCGCTGATCGTCGCGGCGTACACGGCCGGCACCATGGCGCCTCGAGCTCAGGCCGCCGACTCGCTGTCGAGCGTCGTCGAGGAGCTCAAAGGGATCCGTCGGGCGCTCGAGTCGATCCAACGCCGGTACGAGGACAAGGCCCGGTGAGCGACGACGCCGATCCGGCCCTGTGGGCCTACTACGAGGGGATCAACTTCGGCCGCCGACTCGCCAGCGGCGAGGCCACGGTCGCCGATCTCGCCGCGTCGGCGCGGATTGCACAGCACCCGCCGACGGATCGCGCGCGGTTCGCCGAGTGGCGCGCGGTGCACGCGGTGCTCGTGTTCGTCGGCCGGTGCGGCCCGCGGCTCGATCGTCGGCCGCTGCGCGGGCACCGCATCGAGGTGTACGTCGACGAGGCGAGCTCGTTCGACAAGGAAGGGTGAGTATGTCCACGTTCATTCTCAACGGCCGCGAAAAGCGCGCGCTCGATCTCATGTTCGACACGGCCGAGGGCTTCAGCGGCGGCTCGATTCGCGCGCGCACGCTGCTCTGCGCGTGGTGGAACGGCGCCGAGCTCGGCGGGTTCGACTTCGCCGACCTCTGGTCGTTCGACGACGAGCGGCGCGACGCGGCCGTCACGGCGATCACGCTGATCGCCGGCCTCCCGCAAGGAACGTACGCGGACAAGTGGCCCGAGTACGCCGACCGAATGAAGGCGCTCGCTCTGCGCCGCGCTTCGGAGCTCGGCAAGTGAACCGCCGCAAGGCCCGGCCGGCGCCGCCACCGCCACCGCCCGAGCCGTTGTGCGCGCTCGACGGGTACTCACTGCGCAGGCTAGCGGCCGAGATGCGCGACGAGGCCGGCCGCTGTCGCTTCCGCACGCGCAGCATGGGGCACCGTCGCGGCGTCGACGCGCTGCACGCCGCGGCCGACAAGCTCGACGAGGCCGCCGAGATCCTCTCGCGCACCGTCGACGAGTGCGGGGTGAACCCGTGATCCGCGTCGCCGTGTACGGGGTTCCGTTGCCGATGCCCGGCATGCCTTACGCGCTCGTCGCTGCGCGCTTGCTGCACGACGACGGCCGCAATCACCTCGCGATCGTCGAGCTCGACACCCGGACGTGGGAGATCGTTCGGGTGGGGCCGGAGACGCTCACCGACGAGGAGCGCGCCGCCGTCGACCGTAACCTCGAGCTCCTCGGCCGAGCCGCTCGCGGCGAGTTCCTGCACCTCGTCGAGGGCACGTGAGCACGCGGTCTCTCGCGAACCTCGCCGAAGCGCTTCGCGATCTGCGACAGCGCGCCGGCTTGACGCAAGTGCAGCTCGCGGAGCTGTGCGAGACGTCGCAAGCGCAGATCGCACGGCTCGAGAGCGGCCGTTCGTCGCCGACATGGGCAACGATCGAACGAATCGCGAGCGTTGCGGGCTGCTCGGTGACCGTCGTGTTCGAGTCGGAACCCCCTCACCGACGGCGGCGCAAGTGACGGAGCGGCTGTTTGTGATGATCGCCATCTGCGCGGTGTGGCTGATCGCGCAAGCCTCTGGCGGGTGCGCGGCCGACAAGGTCACGGCGACGCGCGCGCTCGAGGCGATGGGGCTTCGAGAGGTCCGCCTCGGCGGGTACCCGTGGTTCGAGTGCGCGAAGAACGACGTATTTAACAGCGCCTTCGAGGCACGCTCGGCTACTGGCGGCGAGGTGCGCGGCGCGGTCTGTTGCGGCGTCCTCAAAGGCTGCACCGTGCGGTTTCGCTAGAACAGCTCGCCGTCGCCGTTCATCTCGATCTGAGCCGGCACCTCGGTCGTGCCGGCCGCGGCCTCGGTGAAGTTTGGGGCGGCGTTGAACGCGAGCTGTTGCTGTGCGGCCTCGGCCTCTTTCTTGGCTCTGTACTTCCGATAGTCCTCGTCCTGAAACAACCGGCACTCGTCGACGTAGTCGAGCATCCGTTGCAGCGAGGTACGCGGGTTGATCTTGCCGCTGCGCACGAGCGCGGCGACGAGGCGGCCGGTTGCGCGAACGTCGGTGAGGGCGTTGTGCATGTCTTCCTCTGACAGCTGCTCGCCGTACCGCTTGCACACGTTGATCAGCTTGTGCCGCCCGGTGCCTCGAGCGTACTTGTCGATCTTGCGGAGCATGACGAGAGCGCAGATCCAGCGCTGGCCAGGATCGAACAGCGGGCACTCGTTGCCGCTGATGTACCGCTGAAAGATGCGGCGATCGTACTCGCTGTTATACGCCATGGGCGCAGCGTCCCCGGCGAGCTCGAGGAGCTGTGGCGAGAGCTCGGGAAGCGTTGGCGCGTCGCGCACCATGTCGTCGGTGACCTTGTGGATCTCGGTGGCACCGGGCGGGATAGGGCGGCCGGGGTTGATCAGCGAGTAGAAGTGCCGAAGCTCGACGCCCTCTTTGTACACGGCCGCGGCAACGGACACGGGCGCGCACTCGAACGGATCAACGCCCGTCGTCTCGAAGTCGAGGATCACAATCGGGAGCGACCACCACGGCCGCGTGTGATCGATTGGCTGCACGGTGATCATGGTGGCGGCCCCTTCTCGCGCGCGTACGCCTTCTCGAGCTCGTCGCACTCGGCGCGTAGCTCTGCCTTCAACCGCTCGAGTGCGTCTTGCCACGTCGCGAGCAACGCGGGCACGTCGTCGAGCTCTTTCAACACGTGACACGGGTCGGCGAGGCCGGGCGACGCGAGCGCGTACGCGATCGACGTGAGCCGCTCGGACGACTTGATTAGCGGCGTCGTCATTGGCCGTACGCTCGCCACAACAGCCAAGCGATCGCGGCCCACACGACGAGCGAGACGGCCGCCGCTGCAACGAACGCACGGAGCATCACGCGTTCGTCTCCCGCGAGCTACCCAAGTCGATCACCATGGCGTCGACGGGAGGGTGCGCGACGATGCCCGGTGCGAGCTCGCTCTCGAGCGGCGAACGATCGAACGCGTCGACGTGCTGCAATGTGTCGATCAGCGCGTGAAGGTCCCCAATGCTGACACCTTCCTCGCGGAGCGAGATGATCGCCGCCATGGCGTAGTGTTGCGACGACACGCCGAGCGTGTTCCCGCACCCGCGCAGCACGCGAACGAGCTCGACGCAGTGCGCACACATCTTGATTCGTTGGTTCATTGCTGAGGCCCCTTCTCGTTGCTCGCTGGTTTCTTGTTGGGCGCGTAGAGAGTCACCTCTTGCGCGGCTTTTTTCGGCAGTTTCAACATGAACGTGATGTTTTGCTGTATGTCGGGTGAGCCGAAGACCCGCACCGCGGGCTCGCCCTTGAACTTCACGCGGTGCAGCACGATCCGCTTCCCGACCCAATGCTCGGGCACGTCGCCGAACATCTGTTTCAGGCACAGGCCGTTCGTCTTGTTGAGTGCGAGTTTGAGCTCGACCTCGCGGAACGAGAGGACGCCCTTAGTCTTCTCGCCGCCCGTCTTGTCGTCGGGGAGGCGCATCAACTGAACGTCGGTGATCGTGACGATCGGCTTGTTGCCCTCGGGGATCGAGGTGCCGCGCATGAAGGTCCCCGGATACATATCGTCCCACGTCGACGGGCGGCCGAGGACGGGCGGGCCGTCGTTCCGTTCAGTCATAGTCGTGCGCCTCCGCGCGGCCGGCGAGCGTGCCGAAGAAGTCGGTTTCGTCGTCGTCGTCGAGGCCGCGGCGCCAGAACGGAAGTGTCAGCACCTTCTCGCCGTCGGCGCCCTGGCCTGGCCACTCGCCCGCGTTGCGGCACTTCGCGTAGAGATCGAGGTACTCGCGCGCGAGCTCTTTCCCTCGGTCGACCACTTCGGCGAGGTCGTACACGACGACGTCGTGCGGCTCGGCGTTCTCAACCGCGATCGCTTTCGGGTAGAGCGTGCGCCCGGTGATCGCCTCGTGCCCCATGATGTACCAGGCCGTTTGCACGTCATATTGCAGCTTCGCGAAGTTGCTCGCGAACGCGCGCGGCGACACGTCGGCCGCCGTCTTGAGCTCGACGAGCACGTCACGCACCGATTGCGAGATCCAGTCGAGGCGCGCTTTGCAGAGCAGCCCGGTCCGCTCGTCGCGCCACACGAGGATCCGCTCGGCTTGCCCCATGTCGAGGTATCGCCGCGCGTCTCGGTTCGAGAACACGGCTTTGCGCACGCGCAACGCCGAGTCGAGCTCGGGCTGTTTGATAATGTGGTGGCCGAGCGCGGTGTGATACTCGCGGAAGGTATCCCAAACCTTCCCGTTCATGACGTCGGTGTTCGACACCCCGGTTTTGCCGTCGGGCAACGTGACGGTGATGCCCGCTTTGTAGATCGCGAAATCGCTCTCGAGTCTGTCGGGCTCGAGGATCGCGGTGTGCGCCGTGGTGCCGAGGCGCATGCTCGTCGTCGGCTTCGCGTTGCCGCTCGCGCGGTACTTCATGTGCAGCGGGCTCTTACCGATGTGCTTCAGGACCGACTGATTCACGGCGACGATCGACGTGTAGTCGGGAATCTGCTCGCGGGTGTAGATGCCGGGTGCGGGCGCGTTCATGGTGCGAGCTCCTCGCCGCGCTCGTTGCGCAAGATGTACCGGAACACCACCACGCGGCCGAGCTCGTGCGCGCGCTGGATCCCCTTCTGCATTCCGCGCGAGATGCCGAAGTCGGCGTACACCGCGGACATGCTCGCGATCAGGCCCCACGTAAGGCCCGCCTCGATCCCGAGCTCGCGTTGCTCGGGCACGTCGTCGTCGAGCACGCCGGGTTGCGTGTAGATCAGGTGAGAGCACCACGGGTACTCGCCGCGCATGAACGAGTCGTGCAGCGCGCGACGTGCGTAGTGCAGATTTCGCTGTACGTACTGCAAGCGCTCCGCGGGGTGCGTGCCGTCCGGCGCCGCGTACGGCGACTCGACGAGGACAAGAGGCGGGCTCATGGCCGCACCTCGAACAGCGCGCGTTGCGCCTCGGCGTGTGCCTCGACGGCGTCGCGCAACGTCTCTCGGTGATCGCCGGGGATGTTGATCGGGTAGGGGAGGTCGTTGACGAACACGCACGTGCGCGGCTTGAACTCGCGGTTTCCGTCGATCGGCGGGGCCTCGAACATCCACGCGCGCAGCGAGTGCACGACGAACACCACGTTACCCGCGGCGACGGTTTGAACCCCGCCGCTCACGACTCGCCCCCGAGATCGTGCGTGTGCTCGGGCGCGTCGGCGTTGCTGTTGTCGGGCGGGTTCTGAAAGCCGATTTGCAGCTCGATCGACTCGATCGCGCCCGGCTTCATGCGCACGATGCGGTTCGCGCGCTGCAACCGCACCTCGGGCACCTCGCGCACGAACGAGCCGACGCCGGGGATCTCGTCGTTCGCGACGCGCACTTGCCAGCGGCCATCCTTTGTCAGCCCGCAGAGCGTGCCGATCACCGAGCCGTGCTGCGCGTCGATGAACTGCACGCGCTCGTTGTAACTGAACGTCGAGGCCGGCACGTACTCGAGCTGTTGACGCGCGTACGTGAGCACGTCCTCGCCGAACGTGATCAGCGCGGCGAGCTCGGCGCGCGACACGGTGTCGGGCGTGCTGCTCGCGTACTTCTCGCCCGCGCACTTGTAGCGGCCGGCTTCGGCGAGCTCGGCGAGTTGCTCGAACGACGCGGCGAGTGCGCGTTGCGCGAGCTTGTGAACCTGAACTGTCATGGCGTGTGCCTCCCCCGTTGCGTACTCGTGCGGCTCGAGGATCGAGCCGAGGAGCTGTCGACGCAGGGGATCGAAACCGCCGCGCACGTGCGCTTCACGCGCTACGGCCCGCGTTTCGTCGCGCGCACGCTCTCGAGTACAGGCGCCGCACGAGCACGAGTCGTCGTCGTGTTCGTGTGCCGTGCGCCTATCCGAATCGCGCTCGTATGCATCCCGCGTCACAACGCGACGTCATATCGCGACGGTATATCGTGACGCAAGGTTTTCTGTATGCCGTCGGCGATCTTGAAATCGCGTGCAATCGGGCAGGGCTTGCCGAGGCTCTAGCGGTGTGCAGTGGCCAAACACTCGCACGAATAGGCGGATCTCGTGATTCGGGCGGGTAGCTCGACGTACTCGGCCGCGAGCTCGAGGATCGCCTCGTCGGTTGCCAGCGGCCCCACGCTTAGCAACATGCCGTTCCTCGAGACGCCCCCGTATGGTACCGGGCGAATGAAGAACCCGGCCGCGCGAGCAACCTCGAGAGCGGTGTACTCAACCTGATCCATGAACCCCCCTCGCGTCCGCGCGACCCCCCGCGCTGACTAATGGAGGTTCGTTTTACGGCCTACGGCGTTTGGTAGACAACATCGAACGGGCCTGATCGGGCTGTTTCTTTCGGGGCCGTAGTGGTGGCTTGTGCGCGAGACTCTCATCTAGACGCGCATTGACGACCGCTGTCGGCACGATCTCGTCATCCCTGATTAGGCTGCGCAGTGCGTACGCCACACTCTCAAAAAAGGCTACCGTCGGGAGGATCCGGTCTGACTCAAAAGTGATCGTCCGAAGCACTTGGTACGCCTCGGGATCGAGATCACGGATCACTTGAGAGTTGCGCCGCGCCTTTTCGAGTGTTCGTTCGACTCTCAATCGACGCTCTAAGTCGAGGTCTGGCGATTGGAATATGTCGCGGGAAACCCCGAGTGTACGGGCGGCGTTCGTTTGGTTCTTCTCGTTGAATTCCTTGTCTTTAGTCCAACGATGAACGTTTCGATATTCGCAGCTCACCTTGCAGTGTTCGGCCAGCTTCGCCGCGAAGTCTGTTTTGCCCCACCCGCGCTCGGCGAGAAGGCGTGAGAGCACCTGACCGGGCGTCTCGCTCTGCTGTGAGTTCATAGGTTCGGCGCGAGAGTGCACTAGCGACTGTTTGTCAGCAAGTTGCGTTGCCGTGAGCTATGGCGCGCAAACGGCACTTTTTCGGAAAATGTTGTGCGCGTTGTTACGTCGCGATATACCGCGGCGATATGACGTCGCTGCGATCATGGATGCGCCGCACGAGGACCACGGCCCACGCGCTGCACCTTCGCGCGCAAGTCTCGGCCCCGGTGATCACGCGTGCACTCGACGGCCGCGCCTCGCTCGCGAGCGCTATCAAGCTGCACCTCGCGACGGGCCGTGACGTGCCGATCGAGAGCATGACGCGCGAGCAGCTCGACACCGCGCGCGCTCTGCGCCGCTCGAAGGTTGCCCGGTGAGCGCGCCCGACTTCCGCACCCCCGGCGACGTGATCGGCGAGACGCGCCAACAGCTCGCCGAGCGCTTCGGCGCAGCGTCGCCCGAGCAACTCGGTTTCAAGATCGAGGGCGAGCCCGGTTACACCGACTGCGATCCTAACCCCGTGTTCGACGCGCGGTGCGGCGGGTGCGATCGGTGCCTGTATCTGCAGTGCGAGCACTGGCACCACGGGGGCGCGTTGTGAAGCGCTCGGGCCTGCAACAGCGACAGCTCGACGTCGCCGTCACCGCGATCACGCACTGCGAACCGCACAAGCGGGCGCGCATTCTGACGAACCTCGTTGACGGCGTGCTCGGCCTCGAGCGGAGCAGCCTGATCGAGCGCGTCGAGGCAATGCGCGGCCTCGAGCCGATCGCGCAAGCCGTCGCGATCGACGAGCTTCTCGCGTCGCTGCGGAGTCGCGGCGTATGAACTGGTACCGAATCACGTTCGAGTGCCGCGGCAAGCGGCGCACCAAGGAAGTCGAGGGGCACAACCTCTCGGACGCGATCGGCGTTGCGCTCGTGAAGCTTTGCCCCGTCGCCGTGCGTGACGATGCGCAGCTGGTCGACGTCGCTTGCGTCGACACGCCCGCGTGGGCGCAGCAAGCCGTGCAAGCCGCAGCGAACGCCGTGCGCCCTGTCGACGGCGAGGGCGGCGCATGATCGACCTTCGCCTCGGCCGCTATCAAGACGCGCTCGCCGACGTCGCGTGCGACGCGCTGATCACCGATGCCCCGTACTCGGACAAGACGCACTCGGGGCACGACTCGGCAACGGCGAGCGTGAACGAGTACGGCGAGAGCGAGCGCGAGACGCTCACGTACGACGCGTGGACACCCGACGACGTTCGCGAGTGCGTGCAGTTCTGGCACCCGCGCACCCGCGGCTGGTTCGTCACGATCACCGACTCGGAGCTCGTGAGCGTGTGGCGCGAGGAGCTCGCCGCCGTCGACCGCTACGTGTTCTCGCCGCTGTCGTTCGTGCACCCCGGCTCGCGCGTTCGCATTCAAGGCGACGGCCCGGCGCAATGGTCCGTCAACGTGGTGGTGGCTCGCCCGCGCACGCTGTCGTTCGCGAAGTGGGGCGCGTTGCCGGGCGCGTACGTCATGCCGAAACAGCAAGACAACCGCCGCGGCGACAAGCTCGACGTGATCGGCGGCAAGCCGCTTTGGCTGATGCAATCGCTCGTGCGCGACTACTCGCGGCCGGGCGACCTCGTCTGTGATCCGTGTGCGGGTGGCGGAACGACTCTGCTCGCCGCTGCGATCGAGGGCCGCCGCGCTGTTGGCGCTGAGGCGATGCCCGAGCACTTCGAGCGCGCGCACAAGCGCTTCGCTCGTGGCTACACGCCGACGCTGTTCGGCTGAAAACAAGGGGATCGCGCCATGTCGAAAGAACCAGGGTTCGAGCGTTTGCCGTGCAAGCTGACCGATATCGAGCTGAAGTCTCGCGGCCTCGAGCTCGGGCACAAGCTGTCGGAGCTGAATGACCTCGAAGCGAAAAAGAAGGCCGCCGCGAGCACGTTCTCGAGCGCCATCAAAGAGGTCAACGCCAAGATCCACGAGCTCGGCGAGACGCAGCGCACCGGCACCGAGTATCGGCAAGTCGAGGTGCGTGAAGAACGCGCGTTCGAGTCGAACCTGATCAAGATCGTTCGTCGCGACACGGGCGAGCAAGTTCGCACGCGCGCCATGACGGGCGAGGAGCGTCAAGAGGAGCTGTTCGCGGGACACACGCGCAACCCCGACGACGACGAGAGCGACCTCGACGAGCTCGACTCGCCGGGCACCACCACCACCGAGGCCACGCACTGAACCAAGGGTGATCGGTGCGATCGGTGAGAAACACGGGCACAACGAACGGCCGCGGGGGCGGCTCGAACGGCAATGGGGGCGGCGTCGTCACACTCGACGGCACCGACCTTGTTGATCCGTACCTCGAGCGCTCATTCGTGGGCGCTTGCCTCTTGATGCCCGAGCTGATTCTCGACAGCGAGGTCACCGAGTCGGACATCTACAGCGAGAACTATCGGCGGATCTTCTCGGCGTTGCTGCACATGCGCGCCGACGGCGAGGAGATCAACACGCTGTCGCTCCGCTCGTATTTCGTCGAGCGAAACCAGCTCGCCGGCATTGGTGGTGATGACGCGCTCCTCGAGCTCACCGACACGATCCCGGATCGTAACGGCCCGTGGAAAAAGCTTCGCGTGCTCGCTGCGCGTCGTCGCATGCGCACCGCTGCACAGCTCGTCGCCTCGAAGCTCGGCACCGACGAGTGCAGTCGGTACATCGCCCAGTTTCAGGCCGCGGCACTCGAGCTCGACCAGATCGAGAGCAAGACGCACACGATCCCGACGCTCGCCGAGCTCATTCCGGGGATCGAGCAACGCGGCCCGCGTCTGCAAACCGAGCTCGCCGCGCTCGACGCTTCGTTGCGTGGCGGTATCCCGCTCGGGCGATTCGTGGTGCTCGTCGGTGCGCCCGGTGCGAGCAAAACCAACTTCGCGACGTGGCTCGCGGACAAGTGGGAGCGCGTCGGGTGCGCCTCGGCGATCATCTCGGCCGACGAGTCGCGCGAGTCGGTGATCACGAGGCTCGGCCAGCTCTCGGGCTTCGATCGCGACAACCTCGAAGGCGAGGATCCCGGCCGCCGCAACGCGTTCGCCCGCTCAGTCGCGCACCGCACGCTCATGGTGATCGATCCGTCGGCCGACGAGTGCTCGCTCGAGGAAGCCGAGAAGCAACTGATCGACTTCGCGCGCGGAAAGCCGCGTGTGCTCGTCGTCGACTCGCTGCAAACGGTGCGGTGCGAGTACGCCGACCAGTTCGAGACGACGCGCGAGCGTATCGAGGCCGTGATCAGCGTGATCAAAGGCATCTGCGCGCGGGGCACGCTCGTCATTGGCATATCGGAGATGAGCCGTGCCGGCTACCGCACCGGCAAGCGCGATCAGGACACGGGCGCACTGTCGTCGGCCGCGGAGTCGCGCGCAATCGAGTACGCCGCGCACCTCTTGCTCGGGTTGCGCCCGGTGAAGGGTGACAACGGCGGGATCGACGTCGAGACGGGCAAGAACCGCATCGGCCCGGACAAACCCGAGCTCCGCATGCGGATCGACTTCGCGACGTTGCAGTTTCGCGAGATCCAGCGGCCGGCCGACGAGCAAGCCGAGGTCGACAACAAGCGAACGGCCGAGTTGCGCGCTCGTGTGCTCGCCGAGCTCGTCAAGAACCCTGCCACGCACAAGACGCGCGGCTCGCTACAGCGCGCCGTCGGCGCTCGCAAGACCTCGCTCTGCGAAGTGATGCGCGAGCTCGTCGAGGAAGGCTCGATCGACAAGGTCGGCGGGTTCTTCCGCGTGGTGGCCACGAACAGCGCGGGCGGTGTCGCATGACGTCGTTTTGGGCCATTTTGCGAGGCCGTCGCGTTTGGTTCCCGGTTCCCGCCGGTTCCCGAGAGTTCCCGGAACCGGGTTCCCCGTCCGGTTCCCTGGTTCCCGGTTCCCTAGGGGGAACCGGAACCGCGGGAACCAACGGGGGTGGACCGGGAACGATTGTCAGAGCGGCGCTGATCTTCGGACTGATAGCAGCGAGCTCCGCACACCGGGCGAGAGGCGGCGTTCTGCCTTGGGTCGAAGGGGTGCCGGCTCCGCGACGCCCGAGCGCCTCCTACGTGCCGCCTCGTGGCTCGAAGGTTCGGGAACCGTGGGACCTGTTTGACGCGTGCAACGGGAACCGCGCTGCACGCAATGCAGCTGACTACACGGGCAAGCGCTTGTGCAGGTCGGCGCGGGGGTACGCATGAGCGCGAAGTACACGTGCGATCGGTGTGGCAATCCGGCCGGTGACAGGCCCGTCACGCTCTACTCGTTGCGCGACGGCTTCGGCCCGCTCGACCGCATGCGGCTCGACTTCTGCGCCGAGTGCGCTGATCGGTTCCGCGACTTCATGCGCGACGGCCGGCCGGCGAGCGTTCCGCCGAACGGGGGCCGCTCGTGATCGCCCTCGGCGTCGACCAGGCGCGTCACTCGGGTTGGGCGATCGCCAACGGCCGGCACGCTCTGCATTGGGGCGCAGCGACGACGCACGCGCACCGACGCGCGGCCGTCGAGCTCGCGATCAGCGTCGCGGGCGGCGCAAAGCACTTGCTCGTCATGTTCGAGGATCACACCAAGATGCCGATCGGCCGCGGCACGCGTGACGACAAGGACACGCGACGCGACGGCCCGAACTTCGTGGTGCGCTCGACGGCCTCGATCATTGGCCAGGGCAAGGCGTACGGGCGTTGGCTCGAGGTGCTCGACATGCTCGGTGTCCCGCACGTGCACGTCGACGACGTCGAGCCTCGTGTGTGGCGCGCGAAGGTCGGCGTACGCGGCAAGGGCACCGACGAGTTGAAGCGCGAGGCGTTGAAGGTCGCGAGCGGATACGCCGGCGCACCGATCGTTGATGACGACGTCGCCGAGGCCGTGTGCCTCGCGGTGTTCGGCTCGATCGACGGCACCGCTCGAAACGAGAAGCGCCTACGCGAAGCACGGGCCGAGCGTAAGGGCGAAGCGCAGCTGTCCACGCAGCAGACGATCGACGGCTTTCTCGCTGGCCTCAACCCGCGCACGCCCGAGGACGTCCTCGCGGAGATGCGCGCCATGCACAAGGGGCAACCATGACGAGCGAAACCACCGAGCTCGCGCCGACTGACATCACCGTCACGCCCGAGGAAGCGCTCGCACGCTTGCGCGAGACGTGGTCGGAGCTCTGCGGCGAGATCGAGGCGACAAAGCTCGTCGTCGACGGCTTGCGTATCGAGATCAACGAGCGTGACGCGCGAATCGAGCTCATCAAGCAACGCGTCGCGAAGTTGCGCGAGTACGCGCGAGCGAAGCGCGACGAGCTCTCGGCCGACATCGCGGTCTGTAAGTCGACGGCCGGTGAACGCGCGCTCATGCAACAGAGCCTCGCGCACCTGTTCAAGCTCCTAGACGACACCGTGAACCTCACCTTGGGGATCCGGTAATGAGCCTCGAAGCCTTCGATATCACGTGGTGCGTGATCCTCTGGCTGCACGGCGCATTCGTCGGCTCGTCGATTGCCGTCGGCGCCGCCGCGTACGTGCGCAACTCGCGCGCGCACCGCGAGCTCGAACGAGCCACGTACGAGGCGCACCTCTCGGCCCTCAGTGCGCACGAGCGCGTCGAGCGACTCGAGCGCGTCAACAAGCTTTCCGTGCGTGTGCACGGGATCTGAAAGGAACGAACCACCATGAGCAAGAGCACCACCGCACCCAAGACCCGCACGAAGTCGACCGAGAGCACGAGCGCGATCACGAATCCCGACGGCGGCCCCGTCAACGCGGCCGACTCGAGGGCCTCGAGCGAGAGCGACGCCAGCCCGACGAGCGGCAACGCCATCGACACCGCCACCGAGCGCACGCGCATGGGGAAAGAGCGCAAGCCGCGCGCACCGCGCTCGATCGAGGGCGACCTGAACGCCGTACACGCACGCTACTCGAAGGATCTCCCCAAGCTCGTCGACGAACAGACGCAGCTCGAGGGCAAGCTCGCGGAAGTGAAGCAGCGCCGCACCACGATCGAGACGCGCTTGCACAAGATCGAGCAAGTCATGCGCGACAACCCCACGTTGCCGGGCCTCGACTCCAACTCGCCGCCCGCTGCGCCTCACATTGCGCAAGCGAGCGCCGCACCCGACACGCTCGCCGCGGCCTCGAGCGCTGCAACGGGCGCGAGCGCGTTCGACGATCAGCGCGCGTCGCCTGACTCGAGCCTCACCGGCACCGCGAGCTCGTCGGGTTACGACCCGACGCGGTACGTGCCACCCGAGAACCACGGCGAGCCCGAGTCGACGCCCGGTGATCTCGATCCCAACGCGCCGATCCCCTCCGAGCTCGCACCCTCCGCGACGTGAGCACGGGCGTAGCGCCTACCCGCCTTAGTACCTTGGTACTTTGTAGGCAAAGCGGGTAGGCGCGGCCGTCAACCGCGCACCCCCCGGTCCTACAGTGCTGGGGGCTTCAAGGCCGGGGGGCCTCGTCTGCGCGGTCCGGGTGATGTTTCGGCCGGTTGAGAGGTTGACGGCAACATGGCGCCCAAAAATCCAGCGAAATCAGCACCACGCGCGCGCGCGTTGCAAGCCGAGTCGGAGTCGTCAAGCGCGTCAACCGCGGTAGACGAATCGGCCGCACTCGCGCGCACCGAGGGGCAACGGTTGCTGCGCCTGTTACCGCACTCGCTCGCCGTGATCGGCTCCGCTGTCGGTGTGACGAAACAAGCGGTCGCGTTCTGGCGCGGCGGCGACAAGTTGCCCGAGGAGCGCGCGCGTCGACGGCTTCAAGCCGAGTACGGGATCCCCGTCGAGACGTGGGGACGTGCGCCGCTGCTCCCCGAGCTCGACGACGACGACGAGGACGAGGACGCCGGCACCGAGGAGCCGAGCGAGAACGAGCCCGAGGACGAGGGCGAGATCGACGTGATGCACGAGCTCGGGAAGCTGGCACGCCAACAGCGCCGGTCCGCGAGCGACTCGAAGTTGACGGCCCGCGAGCGACAAGCCGCGCAAGCCGAGCTCTCGCGCACGCTGCAAACGCTCGCCCGGCTTCGCCGCGAGCACGAGCTGTCGGAGGGCCGTTACGTTCGGCAACACCCCGCGTGGATCAAGATGCGCACCGTCGTGTTGCGGGCGCTGCTCCCGCACAAAGAAGCCGCGCGAGACGTCGAGGCCGCGTTGCGAGCGCTCGAGGACGACGACGCGCCGCCGCTCACCGACGAGGAGCTCGACGGATGAGCATGCCGTGCCCGTACGTGATCCGCGTCGTGCAGCACATCGGCGTGCGGGGCTTCCTCGCGCACGTCGCTTGGGACACCGGCCCCGAAACCTTGCGCGGCGTGCTCGCCGTCACCACCGAAGCCGTCGTCAACGCCCGCATGGGCAACCGACGTCCGTTCGTCGACGAGCTCGGCCGCGAGCTGTGCCGCGTCGGCATGCATTGGCCCGCGTGCGGTTGTGCCCGCGGTTTCACCGTGAGGGTTACCGAATGATCGAGGACCGATTCGTAGTGCACTGGGCGAACCCCGAGCGCGCCATGCGTGTCACCGCGACGCGCGGCGCGTTCGCTACGTGCGAGTGGAACGACGACGGGTTGCCGCGGCGCCGCGTGTACCCCGAGGCCGAGCTCGTCGACGCCAAAGCGGGCCGGTTCGACGTGGTGTTGGCGCCGCCCGTGGTCATGCACCGCGTGCGCGGCGTGTGGAGCGACGACGACGACGACGAAAGGGGATGGCCATGAGCATCACGACGCGAACCGCAATGAGCATGACGACGATCACCACGCACCAAGTCGAGCCGACGGATCTCGAACGCGGGCTCGGTGAAACGCTCGCCTCGGTGTTCGAGCAGCTCTCGAGCGCCACGAAAGCCGACGCACGCGAGAACCTCGAGCGCGAGATCGCCACCACCATCGCGCAAGCGTTGGCGCAGCACCGCACGCGCGTGTGCGACTTGCTCTCGCTCGACAAGCTCGAGGAGGGGTGTCTATCGGCCGCGGCGCTCGAGGACTTCGAGCCCGCCTCGTCGGCGCGCAAGCTCCTCTCGTCGCACCGTCGCCTCACCAACAACGTGCACAAGGTGCAATCGCTCGCGCGCGTGGTGCGCAAGGGGTTCGCCGAGTGAAGCGCGCGCCGCGACTCACCCGCCGACAGATCGCCGCGCAGCTGATCGCGCGCCGGCACGAGGCCCGCGAGTTTGCGCGCCGCATCTGCATTGGCGAGAAGCCGGCGCCGCCGAAGTGGCTCCGCGACGTCACGAAGTCGGTCGCGGGCCGCTTGTTTCCGCTCGTGATCCAGATCGAGGACGTCGACGGGCACCGCTTCACCTTTCGGATATCCGAGCTGCTCACCGCGAAGGGTGTGCGCGCATGACGGAGGGTTGAACCGTGCCGACGCGCAGCAACGTGGCCGAGATCAAGCGACGCAACGGCCGCCCGCCGAAGTCGCTCGAGGCGCTCGAGACGTACACGTTCCGCGAGGACTTCCTCGCGGTGCTCACGCCCGCGTTGCACGCGGCGGCCGGGATCCAGTTCCCGAACCCGCATTACCAAAACGATCCGGTTGGCTTCGCGCGCGACATTCTCGGCGTTGAACCGTGGTCGAAGCAAGTCGAGATCCTCGAAGCCGTCCGCGATCACATGCGCGTTGCCGTGAAATCCGGGCACAAGGTGGGCAAGTCGCACTCGGCCGCCATCCTCGCGCTTTGGTTCTTCTGCTCGTACGAGCGCGCGCGCGTCGTGATGAGCTCGACGACGGCGCGCCAGGTCGACGAGATCCTGTGGCGCGAGCTCCGCATGATGCACGCGGACTCGGGGATCTGCGTTGACTGTAAGCGAATCGAGCGCGAGGCCGGGCTCAAGATCACGCGGCCGTGCCCGCACTCGTCGCTGATTCAAGGGCACATGGCCGAGACCGCGCGCTCGGGCATGAAGTCTGACGACTTCCGCGAGATCGTCGGGTTCACCGCGAAGCAAGCCGAGGCCGTCGCCGGCATCAGCGGCAAAAACGTTCTGTACATCCTCGACGAGGCGAGCGGCATTGCACAGATCATCTTCGAGGCGATCGAGGGCAACCGCGCCGGCTCCGCGCGCGTCGTGTACTTCTCGAACCCGACCAAAAACAGCGGCGAGTTTTACGACGCGTTCAACTCAAAACAGCGATTCTTCAAGTGCATCACCGTCGCGTCGTATGACACGCCGAACTACGTCGCCGGCACTCAGGTTATCCCCGGCCTCGCTACGCGCGAGTGGGTCGACGAGAAGCGCGACGAGTGGGGCGAGAAGTCGCCGCTTTTCGTGGTGCGCGTCAAGGGCGAGTTCGCCGAGCACGAGCAAGGCAAGATCTTCTCGATCCACACGATCGAGCAAGCCGAGCAACGGTGGCCGTCGGCTTCTACCGAGGGCCGCTTGTACCTCGGCCTCGATCCAGCTGGCGAAACCGGAACCGGCGACGAGGCCGTGTTTGCACCGCGCCGCGGCTTGAAGATCCTCGGGATGTACCCGTTCTTCTCGCTCACGCCGGCCGGGCACTTGATACAGCTGCTCGCGCTGCTCGGGCAGTTCAAGTCGCCGCGCGAAACGCCCGTGGTGGTGATGGACTACTCGGGCAAAGTCGGCTCGGACGTGTACCGCGCGCTTCGAGCGTACCTCGCCGATCACGCGGGAGCGTTCGAGCTCGTGCGCGTCTCGGCGAGCGACAAGAGTTTGCGACAGCCCGAGGTGTACGACCGCATGCGCGACGCGTTGACGGCGTCGTTCGCCTCGTGGGTAGAGCAGGGCG